TTAATTACGCTAGTCAATTAGCAAATGAAAGTTAATAATAATCAATAAATAAATAAATATGAATACTACAGAAATGTTAAACCAAATTAAGACGTTGTTAGGAGCGAAAGTAAACCTAGCTCAGCTTATTTTGGATAACGGGACAGTAATTGAAGCTGATAGCTTTGAAAACGATGCGTCCGTTTTTATTGTCTCAAATGACGATAGGATTTCTTTGCCAGTAGGCGAATATACAATCGAAGACGGTCGTATGCTTATCGTAACTGAAGAAGGGGTTATATCTGAAATTAGAGAGGGAATGGTCGAAGAGGAATTGGAGACTGAAGAGGTTATAATCGAAGCACCTGAAGAGGTTGCAGACGAGATGGCGAAAGTTATTGAAGCTGTTGTAGAGGTTGTAGCACCAATTATCGAAGAGGTTAAGGAACAAGTCGAAGAGTTAAGAAAAAAACTTGAGTCTATTCCTGAAGCTGAAGAGGAAGGTTATAAAGACGGAATCGCTGACGAAAAAGAAGACGAGAAAGAAAAAATGTCATCTCAGAAATTAGCATCTAGAAAATTAAAGCATAGCCCAGAGGTAGAAAGCAATAAAGTAAAAATGCAGACTTTATCTCAAAACAGAAATATGAATACAACTTTAGACAGAGTAATGGCTAAGGTATCTAAATTTAACAATAAATAATAATTAAAATGAAAAGAGCAATTAAAAATAGAAATGTAAACTTAAGAACTATTACAACTAGTGGTTCTTTAGACAACTTTACTACTACTTATGAAGGTCAATTTGCAAATGAGTTTGTATCCGCAGCTTTGCTTTCGGGCGTAACTTTGGACCAAGGTCTAATTACTGTAAAGCCAAACGTTAAGTATAAGGAAGTTATCAAAAAATTAAATATGGATAATATCGTTGTAGACGGGTCTTGTGACTTTACTTTTACAGCGGACGCTATCGACTTAGAGCAAAGAATCTTAGAAGTTGGCGATTACCAAGTTAACCTACAAATTTGTAAGTCTGACTTTATTTCGGATTACCTAGCTTTAGAGCAAGGCGCTTCTGCATTCGTAGACTTACCTGGTTCATTTGCTGACTATATGCTAGCTCACGTAGCGGCTAAAGTAGCAGAAAAAACAGAGCAAAATATTTGGAATGGTGACGGAACTACAACTGGACAATTCCAAGGTTTAGTACCTAAATTAGACGCTGAAGCTAACTCAATTAAAGTAACTCTAGCAGCTACTTCTTGGGCCGCAGCAACAATCATAAGCTCACTTGGAGAAATGGTTGATTCAGTACCAGCAGCAGTTTACGGTAAAGACGATTTATACATTTATTTACCAACCCTAGCATACAAAGCGTATGTAAGAGCGTTAGGCGGATTTGCAGCTAACGGAGTCGGTGGTTCAGGTTCAAATGCACAAGGTACACAATGGTACGCAAACGGAAACGGATTATCGTTTGATGGAATCAATGTAGTAATGTGTCCAGGTATGCCAGCAACTAAGGCTGTAATAGCTGAGAAGTCTAACCTATTCTTTGGAACGTCTATTATAGACGAAGCTAACGGGTCAGTAGTTAAACTTTTAGATATGTCAGATTTAGACGGGTCTCAAAATTGTAGAGTAATCGTAAGATTTTTCGCTGGAGCGCAAATCGGAGTACCTCAAGACGCTTTAGTAGCAACTTTAGGATAGTAAATTAATTTAATCAAATTTACCCTTGTTTCAATAACAGGGGTAAGTTTATAAAACATATAAAGAATGGCTTGTTTAGCATTAAGTACTGGTAGAGCCTTAGCCTGTAAGAACGTAATGGGCGGCATTAAAGCCGTTTATTTTGCGGATTACGGAACGCTAGGTGACTTAACCATAACAGACGGTGAAATTACTGCATTTGGCGGTACACCAGCATTTTTCGAGTTTGACGTTAAAGGTAGCTCTGGTTTAGAGCAAACCATAAATGCGTCTCGCGAGAATGGTACGGTTTTCTACGAGCAGACATTAACTTTAGTATTAACAAAATTAGATTTAGCTACGCAAAACGAGCTAATCAAAATTATTGACGCTAGACCTTATGCTGTTATTGAAGACTATAATAATAATTATCTATTAATCGGAGCGGATAACGGGGCTGATTGTAATGGTGGGACAATTACCACTGGCGTAGCCGCTGGTGACCTTACAGGATTTACGATTACTATGGCTGGACAAGAGAAATTGCCAGCATTTTTCGTACAACCTTCAGTATTACAAGGAGCGGTTTCTGCATCATTTGCAGCACCTACTCAAATAACACCGTAATAATAACTATTATTTTTACTTAAATTAAGCTACTTTTACGAGTGGCTTTTTTTATTAGCAAATTTATTTTTATTACGTTATATATATATGCAAGTATTAAAACCTACTACAGACCCGCAGACGTTTTATATTATTCCTAGAATATATAATATTGGACTAACGTTTAGCCTTAGAGACGACTCTACAAATACGAGTTTGTCTTATACGCCGACTGTAGTTAGGGAAAACGACTATTTAAAGATAACTGGCGTATTTACGTTGGTTGAGGGTCATTTTTACGACATAATAGCGCATAACGATTATAATGAATGGAATACAAATAATGACTATTGGAATTTCAGCCCAGACACTTGGGAAAGCGTAGACAAGAAAACATTTAAAGTTACTTTAGATAGAATCTTTTGTACTAACCAAACGATAGAGCAGTTAAACAACCAAGGTTATAATTTAAACAAAGGTGTTTATAAAACAGATAATTCATTTAATAACGATTACATAGTAATATGAGCAGAGGTAAGAAAAAAGAATACAAAAGTAATATACGAATGCTGAACTTAAGCCAGTATTCTCAGCCCTTAATAATAGAGCAAAAGAATAGAGAGTGGATTAGCTATGGAGCTGACAATTTGTATTTCGATTATTTAATCAATTCTTACCAGTCAAGCCCTACAGCGGTTGCTTGTATCACTGGTATTAGTCAAATGATTTACGGTAGAGGTTTAGACGCTACAAATTCTAGCAGACAACCAGACGAGTACGCTCAAATGAAAAGTTTGTTTACTGACAAGTGTACTAGGAAACTAGCTACAGATTTAAAGCTTTTTGGTATGGCATCTTTTCAAGTTGTTTATTCTAAAGACAGAACTAGAATCGCTGAAGTGGACCATTTTCCCGTTGAATGTCTTAGGGCTGAAAAGGCTAACTTTGAAGGCGAAATAGAAGCGTATTATTATATGGCTGACTGGGCCGACATAAAGCCAGGTGAAGAGCCTAAAAGAATACCAGCTTTCGGATTTAGTAGCGAAGAGATAGAAATATACTACATAAAGCCTTATAGACCAGGCTACTTTTACTATAGTCCAGTCGACTATGTCGGAGCTTTAGATTACCAAAATTTAGAAGCCGAAATCGGAACGTTTCATATAAACAATGTCAGAAATGGTATGACGCCAGGATTACTAATGAATTTTAATTCAGGTATTCCAGACGAAGACTTACAAAACGACATTGAGAGAAAAATATTAAACAAATATACAGGCACTACAAATGCGGGTAAAATAATTATTGCATTTAATGACGATAAGGACCAAGCTGCTACAATAGACGCCGTACAATTAAGTGACGCTCACAATCAATATCAATTCTTAAGTGAAGAGTCGCAGTCTAAAATTTTAGTAGGCCATAGGGTTACAAGCCCGTTGCTGTTTGGAATTAAAAATACTAGCTCAGGCTTCGGGTCTAATGCAGACGAATTGTTGTCGACTAGCTCAACGCTTTTTGATAATACAGTTATTAGACCGTTTCAGGACCTTTTATTAACAGCCTTTGACGAAATACTAGCGTTTAACGATATTAGCTTAAGCCTATACTTTAGAAGCTTACAGCCACTAGCTTTCGTTGACTTAGAAAATGCTATGTCTGGCGAAGAGGTCGAAGAGCAAACAGGAATAAAAGAAGAGGACCGTAAAGAGTTTAAAATGATAGACGGTTACGATGCTTACAAAACAATAGAAGAGGCTGAGGCAAAAGCTAACGAGTTGGGTTGTATGGGCTATCACGAACATTTAGAGCCAGACGGTACTATGTGGTATATGCCTTGTCAATTACATACAGACTTAAAAAAACCTTGTTGGGACGGTTACGAACAAATAGGTACTAAAATGAAGGACGGCAAAGAAGTGCCTAACTGTGTACCGCTAAAAGACCAAAGGCCCTATCTAACAGACGATTTAAAGGACGCAATACTAAAAGAGTATGCTTCACTAGGCGAGGACGAAGATAGTAT